CGATTACTGATTGAACAACATTAATAAATACACTGAAAACAGTACCGATGGCACTAAAAACTGTTGAAATAATTGTTTGTATTGTCGGCATATTTGATTGAATCCAAGTAGCAAATTGATTAAGCAACGGGAGAACATGTTGCTGAATAGGTGTAATTAATGCCATTTGTAAACTGCGCCAAATTCCCTGTAACGCTGAACCAAGCGTATCATATTTTACTTGATTTATTTGACCAAGTGCATCTTTTGATAATGACGCTGTATTTCCGATGTTAGCTAGTGCTGATATTCCCGATGCTTCCAAATCTTCAAACATTGTACCGAAAAGCTGAACTCCAATTCTATTCTTTTCCAGTGGGTCTTTTACATTATTTAATGCTGTCATGACTTGAGTGAATGCTTGTTGTGCTGAGTCTCCTCCTGCTGCAAACTTAGACATCATGTCATTTGCATTAAGTCCCAGCGATTGAAAAGCATCAATAGTTGTTTTTGATCCATCTTTTGCTCGTATATTAAACTCTTTCATTGCATCTGCTACTTTGTCAATAGAGAACTGTCCATTTTTTGCCCCATCAATTAATACATTTGTAAACTCCTCCGCTGAAAATCCAAGTGCTTTAAATTGAGGGGCGTATTCATTTAAAGTGTCAAGCATATCGCCATTTTTATTTGCACCATTTTGTGCTCCTTGTGCGATCAAATTGTATGCTTGATCTGCAGTAATTCCGAATTGCTTCATCAATGAATTAGCTGCATTTGTTGTTTCTGCAACATCTAATCCAAACGTATCTCTTAAAGCTATTGCATTTTGTGTTGTTTTTTCCAATTCTTTTCCTGCTAGTCCAGTATTTTGTTTGACTAATGCCATTGCATCCGCAACATCTGCAAAGCTTTCCCCATATCCCTGAGAATAGATATTTTTAAGACTTTGTTCCATACTTTTCATTTCATTGTCTGTTGCACCTGTTTGTGCTTGCAACTGCTTTAATGATCCGTCTATATCACTTGCCATTTTAATTCCTGCTACACCCGCTCCAACTAAAGCTGTACCAAGTCCAGCTAATGCACCTGTTGCTAATGCACCTAAATTCTTCCCAAACAATTTGCTTTTCTTGTCAGTGCTATCTATTTTATTTTCTGCATTACTCATTGCCTTTTCAAACTGAGAATCATCTAATTCGATTGTTGCACCGTATTTACCTAGATCGTATTCTGCCATTAGTTTTCACCTCCTTTAGATTCAACTTTGTATCGACCGAACGATCTAATAGCGTCTAAATCAGCATGTCTTCGAGGATTTTTGAATCTGCTTATTTTGTCTAGCATTTCTCTTCCTTCTTCAGTTTCCATTAAATCACGGACAATAAATTGCTCAGTTAAAGACAAAAAGATGCCGTATGGAAGATTTAAAACTTCTTCGTATGACATCTTTGATTTTTCCATTAAATATGTAATATCGTTCATCATTGATTTTGAAAAAATAGAAGATTTCTTTTCCGACTTACCGAAAAAGTTTTCCGGTAAAGTCGGAAATATTAGTTTTTTTCTTCAATCTCCTTTAATTCATTAAAAAAGATTTTTATAATTTGATTAATTTGTTGATCGCTAAAATTTTCATCAATATATTTTTGAGTGATTTTTTTGCTTTTTGATTCGTCTTGAGATAAAATCAAAATAACTGATTGACTTAATAACTCGGAAATTTTCACTGGATCAGCATTTTCACCATCTTTTTTTACAATTTCAGCAATTTTCATTTGTAATGCTGTCACTTTTTTTCTCAAACCTGTCTTCGGCTGTTTCGGCAACTTAAAAACATCTTTACCAATTTTGATTTCATATGTTTCATCTAAAAATAAATCTAAATCATAAACGTTAGACATAGATACTCTCCTTTCTATTTTCATAAATAAAAAAATGGAAGGGAATTACCCTTCCTTGTAACTGTTATGTATATTCATCAGTAAAACAAATTAAATTTCTTCTATGATTTCAACAATATTTCCACTATTTTCATCCATAGCTAGTGTAAATTCCCATGAAAACGCTGTAGCTTCTTCATTATTAAATGTCCACTCAAGACCTGATTTGTTTTGTGCATTGTACATTAATAGTGTAATTTTCTTTCCATCCTCTTTTGTATGAACAAATTTAAGTTTATTCGTAGGAATAGTTCGTTTATCGTTAATTGTTAATGTTCGAATACCTGCTGTTGTATCTTCTGAAAACTTACTCGCAATAAATTTATTGATTACACTTAAATCAAAAGTGATAATACCAGCGTTAAAAGTTACGGTTTGAGAAGTCATAAAAGTCTTTAAAATCTGATTGTTAACACCACCTCTCACATCGACAGTTTCATATTCAATTCCTAATGTGGCTTCCCCGTTTGATTCTCCTACTTTCGTTTCAATTTCAACGGGATTCCCCAATTCGTCTACAGTTTCTTCAACAACAAATAACTCACCTGAACCAAACAAAATTTCTGACATAAAGTTCATTCCTTTCTATTTAATCTATTTAACTTTTAAATGAAAATACATAATCTGCTCATAAACATCTAAATCTTGATGAAACAAAATACTCCCGCCAATCATTAAGCGAGAGTGAAAAATTGTTTTACTATTTAGTTGAAAACTTGGTTGATTTCCCATATGAAACATTTCAATTAACCGATCAGATATTGAATCTAACATATCCCTTTTTGATACAATCGTGATTTTCAAACGATATTCTTTTATTTTCCCATGTACCGCTACTGAGTATGGAAAAATATCATAGACAATATAAGGGAAGTCAATAAAACTACCATCTTCATTCAATTTTGTTTTATCTCCATATGCTTTAGGCATACCATCAAATATTTTTTTATTGGATTGACTGTGATTCAACAGTTGGACTAGTTTCGTATCTGATTTCAAATATTGATATATTTCACTAATCATCAACTTTCAGTCCTTCACTGATCATTTTTTTAATTTCCCCTAAATTTTGTTCAATTGAATCTCTTATGTATGGTTGTGGCTTTATATTTTTTACAGTAGATCCCTCGTGAACAATAGGTGCATACTCTACCCCATTAGCCCCAACAAATACTTTACTTTTTGATTCTTCATGTTCTGCTTCAGCCCCCGAATTTCTTCTCAAATGTCCCGATTTAACTGGGGCTCTTAATTTCACTTCTCTTGTTAGATACATCGCTAAATCATTCGCAACCTTTTCACGTTTCTTTTTCATGTCTTGAATGGCTTTTTGAAATTTGCTCATTGATATTCACCTTCGTAACGTACTAATACTTCGTAATGCTTATCAAAATCCTTCACTTCCGTAATCTTATATTTTTTATTTTTATACACAATATCTTGATTAATTTTTAATTTTTCATTTGGATATGTAAACATGCGATACTGAACATCAACTGTTACTCCATATGAAGACTCAGCTAATTTAGTAGAGAATGGTTCCCACTCCATTAAAAATGGGTCAGTTGTTGCTTCTCCGAAAATTGGCTCATCGAAATCGTTGTAGCCAATGATTTCACCTTCAGTTAGAATGTAGGCTGTTTTGGTGAGTCTCATATGAACTTCATCCTTCTATAACTATTTAGTCTGTTTACTAAATAAGGAGGTAAATTTTCTCGATATGTTTCACTTAAACTACCTTTTGTTTCTGATTGAATATTTTCTACACCTTTATTTTTATATAAAAAAATTGCAATATCTTCGACAATTTCGCCAATTGGGGAAGTAATCTCTTCAATGTTGCAATACTCTTTAACAAAATTAGTTGCTCTTGAGAGATAGAAGTTAAGCACAGAATCTTGACTTGTATCATTAATACCTAATGGAATTTTCATATTTTCAATGGAAGGTGATGACAATTTAGATCACCTCTACTTTGCTGATTTTTTTCGTACATTCGTACGTGAAACAGTTTTCTTCACTGATTCTTTTTCTTCTTTAATTAATTCATATGTTGGATCATTTTTACAACGTTTAATATGGTCTGGATGAACAACTTCCCAAATAAGACCAGTTTCTATGTTTTTAAATTTCATACCTTCACATCAACTCCTTTTAAAAAAGAGATAGAGGGATTTTCCTCTATCTCTTAGTTATGTATTAGGATACTGTCGCAGTTAAAACAGCCATCGCTTCAGGTCTTAATACTTCAGCACCATAAACGAATAGACCTCTTACTCCATCAGAGAATGAAGTTTCAAGACGAATCGCTTCCGTTTTCTCGATTTGTTTAGCAAAACCTACAGCTGATTTATGTAAAGCCATAATTTTTAATTTACCAGAAACATTTGCGATTTCTTCAGACACAACAACTTGCATTCCGTTGATTTTCTGACCTTCAACAACACCATTTTCAAGAACATTTGGATTACTTGTAAAACGATCATCTTTTGAAAGTAATCCTAGAACGTCAGCGTTGATCACAACAAAACGATTGGAATTAGGTACTTTCTTCTTAGAAAGTTTTGTGCCTAAGTCGACAATGTAATCATAGACATTTGTTTTATCTAATGCAATTGGAGTTGTATCATCACCAATTGTGTTATCAGCGTGAACATCAGTATATAAACCTAAAACATAAGAATCCATCACTTCTTTAGCTGCCATTGCCTCATCTTCTGTTACCGTATCTAAAACGTCACCAGCAGCTTGAACAGCATCTACATCATCAACTTTAATTGCAAAGTATTTCTTTTGGTCTAAGTTTAATTCAATCGGAGTAGTTGACACGTCATCCCAAGTGATTGATCCTGCATAATCTTTTAAAGTAGATGCACCGATACGGTTAAAAACAACTTTGTTCCCTTCTACACGTGTAGGTGAAGTTGTTACTAAATCCGCTACAGATGCCTTGTGAAAATTCGCTAAAAGTTTACCTTCCCAAACGCTTGGAATAAATGAAGTAATTGCCATTTAAACATCAATCCTTTCAAAAATTATTTTTTATTTATTTGCTTTTTTCTTTAACGTCTTAAAGCATAGAAACAAGACAATATAAAAAGCCATGCTTTAACGCATGACTAATTTTTAACTATTTTTTAACGCTTCATTGACTAATTTTTGATCAAGTTTTGCAATCTCATCAGATGACATTGACATCAATTGTTCTCTCGTTAATGTTTTCGGCTTTTCTCCGCCTTCTTTTGGAGTGAAACCATTCGATTTCATTCGCTCATTTACAGATTGCTGTAAATAATTAGTCCACACTTCTTTTAAACGATTTAAATTCGCTTGAGTAACTTCTTTACTTTTTGTACCTTGTTCATCATCATCCGATTCAATTTTGATGAAGAAGTCAATTAAATCGGCAGGTAATTTATTGTCTGACATAAATTTAAATGCTTCATTTTTTAAAGATTCACGTAATTTATCACGTTTGATTTTTTCAATTTCACGTTTAAGTTGTTCCATTTGTAAGTCTTTTTCATCTTTTCCGCTTGTTCTCTTTACAATCTCTTCTTCAATGATTCTCGGCATTGTTTTTTCTTTAAACGTATTGATTGCTTTAGTTGCATGACGATCCTTTTCTGATTCTAACCATTTTGCTAAATCTTTGTCTGATTGAAGTAACTCTTGAATCTCTTCAACACTTACTTTTTTGAAGCCCTGAAGATATTCTTTTACTTCATCAGATTCCTTATTTTTCTCAATAAACTCTTTCACTTGTTCTAAAGTTAATTCCATAATTAAAACCTCCCTATGCCCTTCTAACACTTTTTAAAGCCCTAGAAGTGCAATTTTTTATTTTTTTAGATATATAAAAAAGCCGCTAGAATTAGCGACTAGATTCCATTAGCTTTAGACCATTCCTCATAAGTTTTGTATGGTATGTATTGCTTTGTTTCATTATCTTTTCTGAATTTCTTTTCATTTGAAATGTACGGAATTAAATCGCAACGACAATTGGGATGTCGTGGAATTTTGGGTTTTTTGGGATCATCTAAATCAAATACTTTTCCATCAAGTTTCGCACAAATTTCACATGTATTTTGTTCCAAAGTAGCTAACCATTCCACTTTTTGAACACCACTATCAGCATATATATTCTCTCTTGCTTGACCAATTATTCTAGCAGTTTCACTAACTACCTGTAGATGAGCAAATTCACTAACATAAATTTACATCCGAACAAAAAAGGAGACATGAACCCGATTCCTTGGTTAGAATAGATGTGCCAACAAACCATTCACACAAGGAGGTTCAT